AAAACGAATTAACTGCATCTAAATCCAAAGTACTTAACATTTTACCTCCTTACATATATTGCCCCTTTCATAACCTAATTTAATTATATATCATTTTTATTTTGGTGTCAATTGTCACCAATAATTATTTTATCATAAAAATTACTTATTTTAAAGTACTTAATCCATTTTCTTATATTATTTTTAAAAAATAAAAACTCCTTAAAAGGAGTTAATTACAAAATGGCAGGGGATGAGAGAATCGAACTCCCAACAGTGGTTTTGGAGACCATTATTATACCATTTAACTAATCCCCTATAAAAAACATTATATTTATGTCTTTTTTTGACACATATATAATGTAACATATTTCTATTTTTTTTTCAATATTTTTTTTATTTTTTTAATGAAGTTCTTTACAAATTCCTGGATCTGGTTTATAAAAACAGTGATTTTTATATTTTCCTGAATATTCTTGATCCCACCAAGTTTTTGTACAGGTTACTCCCTTTGTTGGAGCATAAAACCATAATGCATTAGTCGCAGGATGATAATATTCTCCCCTTAATACTCTTTTTGCTAATTGTTTTTCTTTTTCTGTAGGATTACCATAAAATAAACTGCTTGAAGTTCCTGAAAATCCTCCACGATTGCAAAGATTAGTACAACTTCAAAAGGAGTATATTATGAATAACTATTGTAAACACTTAAAAAAAAGAAAAAACAAACCATATTGTAATATAATGAAGAAAGAAATAACAGTTTCCCAATGTCGGGAATGTGATAATAAAGAATATAAAAAATGCACTACTTTCTCTCAAAACAGTGCAAATACACGGAATAAAAAAAATAATTGCACTAAAACTGCAAAAATGAAGAATAAATCAAATAAACTTGCCAAATTGGAACGTGATAGGTTTTCTGTATTCACTGATGATGATAAATGTTTTGTATGTGATTCTACATACCTATTAACATGGAATGAAATTTATCGAGGAAAGAACAGGCAAAATTCTATGGAAGATGGTTTTTGTTTAAGAATGTGCCTTGATTGTCATCGTAAATACCAGGATGATGTTGATTTTAACGAGCATTGGCATCGGGAAGCACAATTCTATTATGAAAAGAATATTGGTTCTAGAAAACAGTTTTTGGCTAGATATAGAAGAAATTATTTAAAATAAAAAGACCTATAGTTCTATCACTCTAGATAGTTCTATAGGTTTTCTTTTTTCCATAGTTTCAGTTTTGAACCATGCTCTTTTATTCTTGATATTATACTGTACTATTAAATAGTTATCTTCTCTGTTGGTTAACTTCTTAATTAACATCTTATCATTAATTATTTTTTCAACCATATTATTCCCCTTTGTTGGCTTAATATAATAACATAATTTTAAAATAATGTCAAAAAAGAGCAAAGAATTTAATCTCTGCTCCTTTCTAATATCTTTTTATTTTCTTTAATTATTTCCATTCTGCGATTGTATTCTTCTCTATCATCTAATTCTAATCTGTGAAGTTCTTTGTGTATATCCTCATTTAATAAATAACTTTCTTCATAAATAGTATGCCCAGTTAATCTAAATGGTGGATAATGATGGAGAACTAATTTTTCCTTTGTATATTTTTCCATTGAATACATACAAACCTTGCCACATTTAATAAATAATTGCTGTTTTACAGCTCTTGCATTAGGTCGCCTACTCATTTAACTGCCTCTTTTATTAATCAATTGAATATTTTTTTATTATCAATATGCAATTAAACTGATTTTAATGTACCATTTTTTAACATTTCTAACATTCTAGTATTTTGTTCTGCAGTACCACAATAATTAGTAATACCATTAGCATTTGCTAATTTAGAACGATAATTATATGTACTATCTACTCCTATTTGATTTAACGCATCTACTATTGATACTCCTGTATAATTTGGATTAGATAAATAAACTACTTTATTTACTAATTCATTAACTCTAGTTTGTACTTCTGAATAATTATATCCTTCTGCCTCAAGTTTTTCTTTTCTTTCTGGATAATTTCCATATTTTCCTGCTATTACATCATTAGCAATTTCATCTAATGATTTTTTATTTACTACATACAAATCTTTATCTAAATATTCAGTTGGATTAATTCTTACTCCATCTTTCCATACTTCAAAATGAAGATGTGCGCCATATGCATTACCACTATCACTCATATATCCTAGAACTTGTCCAGCATTAACTTGTTCACCAAATTTTACGTTTAATCCTTTTTGCATATGTGCATATAAAGTAGCATATCCATTTCCATGATCTATTTTTATACAATTACCATATGATGCATTACCATTGCTTCCTTTTGCATTACCATATCCATCTTGATGAAATATTACTTTACCTGAAGAATGTGCTATTACATTATCTAATGTATATCCTCCACCTACAATATCTATTGCATTATGACTATTACTATATCCCTGTGTAACTTCACATTGTCTTTTTTCTAACAATCTACAATTCATTATTATCTTTTTCCTTTCCTTCTAATTGAGTTATACTTTTTAACCCTAATTTATTTTTGAAATTTTGATAAATAATTTCTGCTCCAGCATAAGTGATTATACCTACCCAGCAACTCATAATTTTGTTCAAATTACTAAATGATATTGCAAATAAAAATCCTGTAACAAAACTTATTACAAGACTTACTATTGCTAGTGATATTTTTTTATTTACATTAAAATTTTCTTTTAATCTTTGAATTAACTGTGTAGATATAAAAGTACTTGCTATTGCTAATACTAATATTTGAGATATTAATTCTATATTCATGTTTTTTCCTCCTATTTTACTATTTTGGTTGGTAAATTAAGTATTTCCTCATACATTTGAGCAACCGTACCGTTTCCACCTAAATTCTTATATTCATTAAACATATGTTCTACATTTTCTTTATCTAAAATACTAATTTCTCCTTTTATTTCATATTCTCTATATCTTCTAATTAATTCATTTCTAAGTAAGGCTTGTACTCCGCTTTCAACAGCTTTTTCTCTATTATGTAGTTTCTTTATTTTTTTGGCTAAATAACCTAGAATAGAAATTATTAATCCAAATATAAATTCTAACCAATATTTAAGTATAAATTCTATCATATCTTTTTATTCTCCTTAAAATGTTGTAGCATCAAATTCTTCTTTAGTTATAAATCCTTCATCATCATTACAGATTATAATTCCTGTTTTTGCTGTATTATTCATGAACGCATATTGATACCCTGTAAAACTTTCAACTGTTGCTCTTGGTAAATCTATATACATTTTCGTAATATTAGTACAACCGATAAAACTATATTGCCCTAAACCACTTGAAGTTACTGCTGAACCTAACCATACTGCTTTTAAACCAGTACAAGAAAGAAAAGCAGAGTAAGCAGAACTATTATTTATAGTAGTTACGTTTTTCATCGATATTTGAGTTAAACTAGAACAACCAGAAAAACAACGTGAAGGTAATGTTTTAACTCCATCAGGAATAGTTTTTATTGCTAATTTTGCACAATTTATAAATGCGTATGTTCCAATTGATGTTAAACTGCTAGGTAATTTTGTTAATTCTAATACTATACAGGCTTGAAAGCCACCATTGCCAATTTTCGTTATACTATCAGGCATAGTAACAGTTTGTAGTGATTGACAATTATAAAAAGCGCGATCGTTTATGGTTGTCATTATACTTGGTAAATTTGCTTCAACCAATTTTAGATTTAATAAACCTTTATAAGCAACGGAATCTACGGTAGTACCAGCAAAAGAACTTGCAGGTAAACTTGTCATACCGTAAACTGTTACTTTTTTTGCATAACCATCAGTAGTCCATTCATCAATTACAAATCCTATATTTGGTGTACTTCCTCCACTTGGTAAATTAGTTATTTCAGTATCAAAATCACTTGCTTTTATACTCGTATTATCGCCTTTTTTGTCTTTAATTGCAGTTGCAACGTCTGTTAGAAAGTTAGTTAAATTATTTGTTCTTGCCATTAATAACTTCCCTCCAATGCTGAACCAATTGCAGTGTCAATTAGCTCTTGAACCTCTTCTAATGTCACTCCACTTCCGGCTGGTCCTCTTTCCCCTTGTGGCCCACGAGGTCCAACTTCGCCTTGAACGCCTTGTATTCCTTGTTCTCCCTTCTCTCCTTTTGGTCCTTGAATCCCACGTTCCCCCTGCGGTCCTTGCTCGCCTTTATCTCCTTTATCTCCCTTTTCACCTTGCGGTCCTCGTTCTCCTTGAGGACCCGTTTCGCCTACTTCACCTTTTAAACTAGCGACCCACACTGTTTCTGATCAAGTACCACCATTTTGCAAATATAATTCGTAAGCTGATAAACCACGTTTTCCTTCTTCGGCTTTTACTTCTATTTCAATTACATTTTCCATTTCCATTAGTTATTACCTCCTTTATCTCCTGCTTCTGGTAATAATATAAATTCTTTGTCACCATCATCATCGTGTCCAATCAATGTAATGTCGCCATTATATTCAACTTCATACCAATATGTTTTTGGTTTACTAATTATTTCACCAATTTTTGTATCTTCTTTAGTTAAAGTCAAATAAAAAACATCACTTTCTTCAGTAATGTTATATTCTTTTTGAAATACTACATTTTCATAATGATTTTTTTCGACTATAGAAAATTTAATTTTATCGCCAACTTTAAAACTACCAAGAGTATTAGTCAATTTGATAGTTCCTCGAGCCCCTCTATTAATTTTTATTTCTTTCGTTTCTTTGTCAAAAGTCATATTATCACTCTCCTTTATTTATACCCCACAATTTTACTTATATAATAATAAGTGTTTGTTTGCAAAGTACCATTATAAGCAAATTTTGCTCTTAATTCACTTTTAGAAGTATCAACAACCACTTGCATAAAAAAGACCATACCATCAGGTTCATCGCCATTAACGCCATTGAAATAAGCAACGGCATTACCTGCAATATAATCAGTAACATTACTACCTGCGCTTGTTAAATCTAAAAACAATATATTGCTTGCTCCACCGGTATTTTCGTTTTTACTATCATAACAGCAATATGTTATCTTTAGTTGTTTATATGGTGAAAAATCTCTTGCCAATGTTTCGCTACCTGTTAATTTTCCTTCATATATGATTTCGCCTATTAAATGTTCTTCTATATAATTACAACTATATGTATCTTTGGTACTTATATTTTTACTATTATATACTTTTGGCAACTCGCTATTTTTAACCAATATTTTGTCTACATCTAATTCTTTAATATACGCACCTTTTTTATGATGAATTTCAACCGGAATACTACTAGTAAACATATAAGCAACTTCATCGGTATCATTAACTATATCTTTTATATAAAATATAAATTCATTGTTAACTTGGTAATTTATTTGATTTTCTATTTCTAAATTATCAATTTTAAATGTATTATTTTCATAAGTAGCACTAATTGTCTTTAACTCGCTATATTCTGATGCACCTTGTTCTCTAAATTTATATTGAATAGTCAACTCGTTTTGAGTTTCTCCAATTAATCCATTATAGAAATTACCTACCATGTGTAATAATGCATCACTTGATGTATTAGTTGTTCTTGTTATCTTAACATCAGTCTTATTTATTGATACATTTACGTAATCGATAAAATCTAATTCTAATGGATATTCTTCAGATACATTTCCTCTAGCATCAATACATGTAATAATAAATTTAGTTTTTAATATTCCATCACTTTCATAAAAAGTTTGGATATCATTTAAATTAACTATATTGCTAGTTACATTACCACTATTTTGTGTTCCATTTACAACTTTGTAACTTGCGATTGTTGTGCCAGTTGGAGCAGTTGCATTAATAGTAAATTGATTTTTTGATATACTTCTTAGTATTTTATCAGTTAATGACGATATACTTGAATTTAATTCTGTTCTTACAACATTTGTAATAACTGGTTTATCAATTATTGTTAATTTAAACGTAGCATTTGTTCGTTCGCCAATTTGTGTATCACCATCATATGTATCACAATACACAATTGCATCAACTAATCTATTTTTAGGATTATCTATCTTGATTTGATTTATTAATTCTTCGGACATTTGCCAAACGTAATTCTTATCATTGTATTTTTCTACTAATGTACCAGTTCTATCACCTATTTTATAACTTAATGTACTTGTAAACGAATCTACTTTTCTACCAATAACTACATTAGGATTTTGTCCTAAATCATAATTGCTTACTGAAACTGAACTTGCTCTTGGTATAGTCGTTAGAATCATAGTATCGTTTATTTCAGCATTACCAGATGTATATGTTTGTCCAGTACTATCAGTAACAGTAAAACTTATATTGATTGTTTTAGCTCCGTCTTCATTATGAACAACTGGCAATGTCCATGATTTAAGTATTATTGTGCTAAAGCCATTATAATTTGGGATTGTTCCTTCATATTCACGTTCGTTTATATTTATTTTATAGGAAATCAAATCCCCCCATTCAGCCCAATCCCATCCAGTTTGAATTGGTGCTATCGAAAATTCGTAATATATTATTGATTCATTATTAATATTATTTATTGATTCTTCTGACACCATTAAAGAAAATTCATGATGTCCTTTGCTTCCATTAGCTGCTATTGTTTTTGTTTGCAACGCCATTTTTAATCACCTACCCAATACCAAGCTTGACACGTTCCATATTTTTCGTGTTCTATTTTTTCTTTTTGTATCAAACCATTTTCTTTTATTGTCCCTGATGTTTCTAACGTCTTAAATAATGCACCTGATATATCAACTTTCATTAAAACATTTGAATTATCTTCCTTAATCTTTCCATCAGATGCATATACACCTTTATTACTTAACAATCCGACAAATCCTTCATCTGATTTTGATACTCCAACACCATCATCATCTATATTTACAGTAGTATTTTTTAATTTTGTAATACCCTCTGTATTAATCTGATTAATTACATCATATTTCCATCCTTCTGCAGTCTGTGTCATTTGTGTTGTCATCTCGGTTGTTATGCTAGATTTTTGCTCTTCTAATTTTTGTTCTAGTTCTTCGTTATTTGTATAGTTGTTGTTTAGGTTTGTTGAAATGGCACTTACACTAGAAGATATTTCATCAACTGTTTGTGAAGTTTCTGATGTTTTTTCTTCCAAAGTGCCAATTTTTGTTCCTTGCTCATCAACTAATGCTGTTGTATTAGTCATTTTTGTATTTAACTCATCAACATTATTTTTTATTTCAGTAACAGTGCCACTTAATATTGTTAAATTTTTACCAACTTGATTAGCAACAGTATCATCAGTATATTTAGTAGCAATTATCCAGTCATTTTCTTCAAATACTTCATCACTAGACTTTGTAGTTTGACATCTATACAATTCTTCATTTTTTATCCATAGATCACCTACATCATATGGGGGAATCGGTTGTTCAATAAATACTTGTCTTTTTTTATCTGCTGTATCTTTAGCAGAATTCGCAAGTGCTAAAGCCTCGGTAACATCATTATCAGTTATTTTTAGCCACGAATAAGCTTCATTTTCTAAGGTGAATCTATAAGCATATCCAGTATCTCTGTCATAATACAAGTCTCCTAGATGATTATTCTTTTCTTCTTCAGTAGACCATTCGTTTGCTGGGTAATTTTCTAAAGTTGGAATACTAGAAGAAAACCAAGTAGTTATGTTTCCATCTACTTGGTTTTGTATATCTTCTAAGTTCTTTGTAGTTGCTTTTACAAAATCTGTAAGTTCATTTTCTACTTTAGTTAAATTATTCTGTT